AACATTCGGTGATGCACTGAAGGTTGCCGGATATACGGATACGAACTTCACGCCCCGTGAGCGGCAGATGATCGACCGGGCTAATGACGTACGTGCGGCACAGCCTGCGGGTCTAGAAGTAGAGCCCTCAGCCCCGGCAGAACTCGGTGCGATGGAAGCGGCTATCCCCGAGCGCCGTGAGACCCGTGAGCCACAGCAACTCGGCATTCCCGGTATTGGTAAGCGTGAGGTTCGTCCTGCGCAACCCCTTGCGCAACCCCTTGCGGCTACAGCGCAACCCCCCGGTGCGCCCGGTGCGCAGATGGAAATGTTTGGACCCCGGGGTGGAGTACTCACCCCCGCACGAGGAGCACGCCGTGAAGATCTTAGAACTCAGCCTGTCGGATCTGGAACTAGCGTTGCGCCTGTCCAGCCAGTTGCGCCTGTTGGAGGACAGCAACCTGCCGTTGGAGATACCGGAGTCCCTGCAACATCTCAACCCCCTGGATTGGCACCTAGTGGAGGAGTTGCGGCACCGACTGATGTTCGAACGGAGGCTGCACCTGCTCCAGTAGAAGTTGCCACTGCTGAGGCTCCGGCCCCTGTCGTTGCCGCCCCTGCCGCTCCGCCCCCTGCCGCCGCCGCGCCTTCACCTGCGCCCGCTCCAGCACCGGCTCCCGCCGCACGCGCTAAGAAAGCAGTATCTCCGGCAACACAAACTACCCTTGACAAGGCGCGTGAAGGTTACCTGCTTGCGGCCAAGGGCAACGCGGACAAGGCTCTGGACTATCTGGCGCACGACATGGCCTTTGCCATGTACCCCGAGAAGAACGTCGCCAAGGAACTCAACGCGATCACGCTCGACCTTGCAGCCGACAAGATCTCCAAGCCCAGGTTCTCCAAGCGTGGTGAGGTGTACGCACCCAACACCGGAGGCAAGTTCGCCGAAGCCTTCTTCGATTCCTTGAGCCTTGAAGAGTACAAGGTGCTCACGGCCAAGATGCGCAACATTTTCCAAGACTACATCGTCACGGAACAGCGCATGAACAACGCCGACATCAATGCGTCGGTGCGCAAGCAGGAACAACTTGATCAGAACGAGCAGACCAAGTACGGCCTGAACTTGGAGGCCCCGATACTCGGCATGAAGATGCACCCGGCTATTCAGGATCGCCTTGCTGAAGGAGATCTGGCCGGTGCATTGCGCGTGATGTCTGGCCTGTCGGATGGCCGCATCGCCGCTGCCGCTGCTCGGGTGGCTGACTACATCCCCGGTACCAAAGTGGTGCTGTCGGGTGACGTGAAGAATGAAAGTGGTAAGCCCGTGGCCGGTCGATTCGATCCGGCGACGAACACCATCTACATGAACACGTCCATGGGTATGTCGGGACACACCCTGTTACACGAAGCAGTCCACGCCGTAACCTCACACGTTCTGGCGAACCCGTCCCACCCCATCACCAAGCAACTTACGGCGCTGTACAAGAACGCGGTGCCTTACCTCGACACGGCCTACGGTGCGCGGTCTCTGGACGAGTTTGTTGCTGAAGCCTTCAGCAACCCCGACTTCCAGTTCAAGTTGTCTGGCATCCCGGCTGAGGGCAACACCACGGTCTTCCAACGGTTCGTCCGCGCTATTCAGAATCTTGTACGCAGGATGCTTGGCATGGATGCGCAGTCCATGGAATCCACCATGGATGCCACCGACCGTCTGGTTATGGAGATCATGTCACCTGCACCGGAGTTCCGTGGTGCGGGCAGTCTCTACGCCGCATCCGCTACGGGTAATGCTCGGGATCCCCTGGACATCTTCAGCAAGAACGCGATGACGGTGCCCACGCTGACCCAAGAGCGTGTCTATGCAGTCCGTGAATTCTTCGGCTCCAGTGCACCTGCTGCCGGTAAGAACGCAGTTCGTTCCATCATGCCGCTCAACGCGATTGTGGATGTCGCCAAGGATCGCATCCCCGTGGCCGAGCAGATCGGTCGTCTGGTGGACGAGAAGGTCGGTGCGGAGAACAAGCGCAACCAGATGATCGAGCCGATCATCAAGCGTGTGTCCGACTGGGCTGTTGCTAACGAGTTTAAGGTTGATCCTCTCAACAAGGTCATCTATAACAGTACGTTGTATCAGGTTGACCCGGGCAAGCCCCGCTCTGATTACGTCGGGAAGGTGGACGACAGTGGCAACAAGTTGGATGCCATCTGGGACCAACTGCAACCTGCGTGGAAATCTCTCGGTGAGGATGGTCGTGGCGTGTACCGGCAGATGCGAGACACCTACGCTGCCCTGCACAAAGATGTTGAGCGCGTGCTCTTCACCCGTATCGACGATGCGCTCAAGGATGATCCTGCTGCGGCTAAGAACGTCAAGGCAGAAATTTACAAGCGCCTGTTCGAGAGCGGCAAACTTGAGCCCTATTTCCCTCTGACCCGTGCAGGTCAGTACTGGCTGTCCTACACCGCTGACGGTGAGTTCTACGTCGAGGCGTTTGAGACCAACGCCATGCGTGAGGATGCCATCAAGTCCTTACAGGGTGTGCCCGGTGTAGACGGCAAGAGCATTCAAAAGTTTGCCAACATCTCGCAGATCAACTACCGCAACGTCCCGCCCACGTCCTTCGTCAACAACATCCTGCAAACCCTGGAGGCAAGCAAGAAGGGTGCAAGTGCGGAAGGTAAAGCTCGGGTCGATGAAACGATCTCGGAGGTGATGAACCTCTTCCTGAACACGCTGCCTGAAACCTCCTTTGCCCAGTCGTTCCGGCGTCGTAAGGGCACCCTCGGCTTCAACCAAGACGCCATCCGCGCCCTGCGCAACAAGACCTACAACATGTCACGTCAACTGACGAACATCGAGTACGGTGCGAAGTTGGAAGCCGCACGCAAGGAGATGATGGAGCAGGTCAAGGCCAACGGTAGCCAAGAGCAAGACGTTGAGTACATGGAGGAGTTCAACAAGCGGATTGACTTCGCCATCAGCCCCAACATCCCGATGTGGTCACGGGCGTTCACGTCTGCGGGCTTTGCCATGACACTGGGCTTTAACGTGTCATCAGCCGTGGTGCAACTTGCACAGGTTCCTATCGTGGTGCTGCCCTATCTGGGCGGTCGTTACGGCTACGGCGCTTCGACCATGGCAATCGGTCGCGCCAATCGCATCTTCATGGGCAGTGGTGTGACCCGCGACGTGGAGATGTTGGTGCCCGTGCGTGACGATAAGGGCAACGAGGTTGAGAAGTCAGTCAATGTTATTGCTGCACCTTCTCTGGACAACTATGACTTCAGCGATCCCAAGAACGCTGACATCAAACATCTTGAGACCCTGGCACGCATCGCAGGCTCACGCGGGCAACTCAACCGATCCATGGCGTATGAAACGCTAGAGGCCAACGAGGGTGACTCCTTCTTCACCAAGGTCAACCGTGCAATGGGTCTGCCCATGCACATGACCGAGCGCATGAACCGTCAGATCTCTCTGATTGCTGCATACGAACTTGAATTGGGTCGCCTGAATAAGGCCGGTGAAAAGTTGGACGATGGTCGCCCCGCCAGTTCACTCAGCAACGCTGAGAAGGAAGAGTACGCTGCTAACCAAGCGATCTACCTAACCGAACTGACCAACGGTGGCACGGCTGCGGCCTCGGCTCCTCGCATCTCTCAGAATGCTTTGGGTCGAATCATCTTCATGTACAAGCGGTACGGCGCGTCCATGTACTACATGATGTACAAGTCGTTCCGCGATGCGATCAACAAAGAGAACGATCCCGAGGTGCGCAAGGCAGCACTCAAGCAACTCGCCGGGGTCCAGGCATCCGCTGCACTCTTTGCCGGTATCCAGGGCACAACCATGTACGGCATCGCCGCCGCGATGTTCGACATGTTCCGTGACGAGGACGAAGAAAAGTTTGACGCACTTGCGCGTAAGCAGATGTCGTCTTGGGCATACGGTGTGGGCCTGCCGCCTGACTTGTTCTACAGCGGTGCACTCAACGCACTGACAGGTAGTGAGGTTGCCAGTCGTATCAGTCTGCGGGATCTACTGTTCCGCGAGCCTCTGGTCAAGAACGAGAATAGTTGGATCATGTATCAACTGGAGCAGTTGGGTGGCCCGGTGCTCGGTGTTGCCAGTCGCGTGGAGCGCGGCATCAAGTTGATCAACGAAGGCTACACCCGTCGCGGCATTGAGCAGATGCTGCCTTCTGCGGTGTCATCTTTACTCAAGGCCGAGCGGTTTGCCCGTGAGGGTGCGCAGACCCTGCGAGGAGACCCGGTGGTGCAAGAGTTTGGCGGTGCCCAGATCGTGGGTCAGATGTTTGGCTTTACCCCGGCGAAGTACATCCGTGAGTTGGAGATCAATTCAGCGACCAAGGATATAGACCGTGCAGCGGGTGAGGAGCGCACCAAGTTGCTGCGCAACTACTACATCGCCAAGCGCCATGGGGATGAGACTGAAGCCGACGCCCTCATTAAGAAGATGGAGGACTTCAACAAACGTCACCCCGGTGCACGCATCGACGCGGACACGGTTCGCAACTCCATGGCACAGCACATCAAGACCTCCAAGGAGATGGTCAGCGGGGTGCTCTACTCCAAACAGATGCGTGCTGAGTTGCTACGCAATCGCGCCGAGTACGAAGGCGACGTAGACGAAGAAGAATAAAAAACCCCGGGGGGTTAGCCCGGGGTAAACATCTTTCAAGGAGAGAAACCAACAAGAAACAAGCCATCACCTGACTTGTTGGTGAGATGCTATCACAGCACCCGCCAGAAGCGTACCCCCCACCGACCCTTTTCTATCCGGGGTCGGAACACTACAGACCAGTTGCGGCTATCTGTAATCTCCAACACCTGACGAACAAGTTCTAGGGTGTTGATACACGGGACGAAGAAAGAAGTACCGGTTCCGATCTGATCCCACGGCACCCCAATCTTCACCCCGTCCGGGGCGATGTCGCCCTTACGTAGCCTGTTTTTCCATGAGCGCGGCGGTTGTCGCCATAGCGTTTTCGGTTTCATCGGTCATGAAACTTGAGCAGTCGATGGTCAGCACGTCCGCAGGAGGCAGGTTCATGTGGGTGCCACGGCTCAGGCGCATCTTCTCCTTCTTCAGGTTGGTCGGTGCGGCCTTGAGGGTATCCACCAGACCCAGGTAGTTGAGTTGCTGCTTGACGCACCACTCCTTCAGGGGCTTAGGCAGCAGGTACAACTTCTTCACGTCGTACTCGTACCGGGCCACGAAGTTCACGCGAGGTACCGCCTCCGGGTGGATCAGGTGATCCAGACCCGTCTGCTGCTTCCGGGCGTCGTCCGTGCTCTTGATGCGCAGAATGTTGTTGTAGTTCTCTGCCAGATAGTCGGTCAGCAGGGAGTTGGACTCGCTTGCCATCTCCTTGGACGCTTCCTTCGCCACCTTCAGCATCTCCACAGACCACCGGGCAATCGGTGCGATCTCCCAGTTGATGAGCCCCGCACGCTTGGCAAGCATCAGTCCCGCCAGGGTGCGAGACACCAAGACCGACCAGAACCGGTTCTCAGCAGTCAGCCCCGCAGCGGCGTCAATCTTGTTCTGATTGATCTTGGCCAGTTCCTTGGCAGCATCCAAGTTGTTGAGAAGGTACTGGATGTACGGCACCCCGGCATGGCCGTAGTGCTGCTTGATGTTGGTGCTGAACTCGTCGGTCTCGCTCTTATCCTTGAAGTAAACCCGCAACACCTTGTGCTCAAGGATCCGCTGCGCCTCAGCCTCGGGCATGCGCTTGTACGTGCCGATACGCTCGACCAGACCGGCGTTACCCGATGTCCCGAACATCGTCTTCCAGGGCTTGCCCCGGATGCGCTCCACGTTGCTCTTCCCAGACATGCGGTTGCGCTGCAAACCACTAGGAAGTTGATACGCCCAGTCCGACAACTCCGCTGGTTTGGTGTTGGTCATCTCATCCATGTAGACGATGAGATCCTTGTAGACCTCAGCGCGGTTCATCTTGGATGCGAATGTGTCCCGCTCCTGAAGCATCAGCAGATCCGGGTCGCCCCAGACTGATGCCCCTGCCAACATCGCCGTGGTCTTACCCAGGCCCGAGCCCTTGCTGTAGATATGAAACGCCGCCGCGTTGATCGGTTGGAAGTGCATCAGCGGTGCGCCGAACGACATCCCAAAGACAAACTGGTGCAACTCAAAGCCCGGACGGTTGAAGAACTCCATCGTCTGCTTCCACCCTTCGAACGTCCCCTTCGGATGAAAGTAGGGGAAGAACTGTGCGGTTGCAGTTGAGGGGGAGTTGATCTCAATCCGATCTTTGAAGATCTCCATGTTCCCAACAGCGAAGGATGTCCCGGCCTCGTCGGTCCATCCAAACTGCCTGCGTGCTTCAGTCGCCTCGGCGCGGTACTGAAGTTCACTGACCCATCTCATTGTGTAGTCCATTAGTTCAGCCACGTTCAAAACAGTTACGCCCTGCTGTGCAAGGTACTTTCTGAAGTCGTCCCTTGATCCCACCGCCGTCAGGGGTAGCGTGAACTCACGCACACCGTCCTTGGGCAGGTGCAATCTCATGACAATGGCCTCGCCCATGTCCGGGTCGCGCAATCGCCGCACCACGTACAGATCGTTGTGGTACACCAACTTATCACGCGGCGCGTCATCATCACCCTCACCTTTCTGGTGAATGAAGATGCCACCGTTCTTTCCACGGAAATAGGGCTGCGGGTACTTCGGTATCGTGAAGGTGATGGGCTTGGCATTCGGGATGTCGATGGGCTTTTGCACCACCACGTTGTCCGACTCCTCAGCCTCAAGAACCTCCCGACCCAGAGTAATCGGCGACTTGATCTTGCCCCAGTGCATGCAGTTGGGGCACACATCAGACCGGTACTCATCGAACCGCTCACACAGGTACGGCCCCTTGATCAGGGCTGCTTTCTCCTCGGTTGCATCCGGTGTGTACTCCGGGTGCTTCTCTGAGATCTTATGGATCGCCCGACCACCATCCACGCAGAACTTGGCGATAGACAGTCCGGCACGCCACAGCGGCTCCGATATGTTGGCTTGATTGGTGACGACCTCGTGCAGTTGGGCGCAGCCCTTACCTTCAGCGGTCTTGAGGATGATGGTCTTGAACCGACTGGTGTAACTGCCCGAGAGGGCTTGCATCACCGCATCCTGTTCACGTGGGGCGTACTTGCGAGGTGCCGCAAGAATGCCACCGTCATCTCCTATCAGATCCTTGAAGGTATCGAACACCACGGCTGCGCCGGGCGATCCGACAAGTGCTACGTCCTTTGGGGTCTCATCCTTGTGGTTGTGTGTTCCCGGCACCCGCAATACACGGGCTGCATCGGCAGGTACTGCCGGGTCGATGTAGAGGTTTTGTTTCTTGCACAGTCGCTTGAACTGCTCGGCTACGGGCAACCATGTTTCACGTGAAACCGGCTCTGTCAGGGGCCAGTACGCATGAACGCCACGTCCGCTGTTGACCACGGTTGGACGTGGCAACTGACGTTGTTTGCAGAAATCACGCAGTGCACCCAGTGCATCGGCTTGCGTCGCATAGTCCTTCCCGGCCCCGCAGTCGAGGTCGAGGAAGAAAGACCGCATCTGTTGGACGTTTGCCGTCTTGCGTGACCCTGCCTCGGTGAACGTGGCAAGAGCAAAATAGGCATCGTATCCATCCGCATCCAGTTGGGTGGCTGCGCTTACTACAGCGTCGAGGTTGTCGTAGAACTTCTGTACTTTGCGCTCGTCACTGAGCCGCGCCGCATAGACACAGTAGTAGCCGCTGTCGCCAAGAATCGCCTCCAGAAATTGTTTTGTGTCCATGACCGCCAGAAGATGGAGAGTGAGAAAAGGGGGGACTAATCCCCCCTCGGACTATTTTGTTTAGTCGTCCCACTCGTCCACCACGGCGGACAGGTCTTGCTTCTCTTCGCTCACGGGAGCAGCAGACTTCTTGACCACCTTCTTGGGCTCTTCAACAACTTCCTCAGCCTCAACCTTCTCGGCCTTGGCCGGAGCCGCCTTCGGTGCCTCGACCTTCTTGACCTCGGTCTTCGGTGCAGGGATCACGCCGTCCATCTGCGACACGTTCATGGTGATGGCACGGATGGTGTCCTCGTGCTTCTGCATTTCCACGGCGACAGCCAACTCGTGCTCCTCCAGTTCACGCACCGGCTTGAACACCAACTTGGGCGTGGGGCTTGACGTATCAAACCGCATCTCGGTGATGATGCTGATGGCCGGAGTGTTGTATGCTTTGAGGTGGCGACCGTAGGCTTGCAAGGGCATCTTTTTGCCGTCTGCATCCCCGAACACGGAGGTAGCAGGCAGCGTGACCTGATACACCTCGCGCTTTTCCAGTTCGCCGTCGAGCATCACGGCGATGCGCTGTTGGAAACGGCACGCACGGGTCTCGCCTTGGCCCGATCCCTTGATGTGCTGAGGGCAGTCCTTGCAGAACTGGGATTGACGTTGATCAACGGGCACCGCCGAGTCAGGGCGCTGCGTATCAGAAGACCAGCAGGTGGGCTTGGTAACTTCTCCCTCGGTGTAGGTTCCGGCGAAGAACATACGGGACACGGGTGCGGCGTTGATCATCACCACGTTGATGGCGCGATCCTCAGAGACACGCACCTCCTTGCCACCTACGATCTCACGGAACACACCGCCCTTGATGCTGATGCGACGGCTACCACCACCGGCACCGCCTGCGATGGTCGAGGTCAGGTTGTCTTCCACACCACCCAGGATGGCGAGGGCTTTAGAGGGCTTACCGAAAAGGGTCATTGCGGTCATCTTTCTCTCCTTAGATGTCTTTGTCAGGATTTGCGAAGTCCAGTTCAAGTTGGACGGGTTGGGTACTCAGTGCGGTCAATTCGGCCTCGGTCACCAGTGCGGGTTGCGGCTCTGCTGACGGGCGCTTGGTCAGGGATGCGAGGATCTCTGCGAGGTTGAACCGGTAAGTGTTACCGATCTTCACGTAGGTACTCCTCGGGATATGCCCCTGCCGCACCCAGGCTCGGACGGTGGACACGGACACAGTGAAGTGTTTTGCCACGTCTTCGATGGGAATCAGCGGCTCGGGCTTCTGCTCGGGCTGCATCGTTACTTTCTCCTTACGGTGATGGTGTACTCGCTGTCCACGTTCAGCCCCGGTGGCAGCAGGTCGGGGTGCTCTTCCAAGAATTGCTTCATGTTGGTCTGGTGGATCCGCTCATGCAGCAGTTCGGGAACCTTGTGCTCTACGATGAACTTGCGCATGGAGTCCCAGTCGCTCGTCCAGTAGTCGCGCTTGACGGTGCGGTAGAACAGCCCCTCGCCCGTGCGAACGCTGTCCACGTTGTGCGCTTTGCAGTGCTCCAGAAGGGCACCCTTGACGGTTGCCATCTTCTCCTTGAGCGCCTTCTCCTGGGCCTCGTATGCGTGGCGCATCTCGGTCAGGGTCGCATTCATTTTCAGGTACACCCGGACCAACTTCTCCACGGGTACCTTATCGGTTTCTTCAGCCATCGGTCTCTCCTGTTCTTGGTGATGGTGCCGTCACTATAGTGCGGTCTTGTGGATTATGCAAGCAAATCTTTGTAGAGGTCAACAATTTTTGTGTGAACGTCGATTTTATTATCTAGTAAGTTGTAAACGTGTCGTTCTACACCGGAGCCCGCAAGTTGAACGACTGTTGATGGGTGGCGTTGGCCGCTTCGGTGCACCCGGGCGTTGGCCTGTGCGTAGGTCTCCAGGCTGCTCGTGGGCCCCCACCACACGACCGTGTTCGCCGCCGTGAGCGTCACGCCGTGCGCGGCTGATTGCGGTTGAATCACCAGGACTCTTGGGTCACTGGTATCTTGGAATCTCTTGAAGATGTCCGTCCGCTTGGCTGCTGACACGTCGCCACTGATCACCTCTGTGGGGATCCCATCGGCGTTTAACTTCTGGGCCAGGATGTCGATGACGTGCTTGAACGGCACGAACACAAGCACCTTCTGGCTTGCCTCGTCAATGACTTCCTTGAGCACGGCGTATCGCTTGCTGATGTCGAACTCAAGCACCTCGCCCGTGTCGGAGTAGACGGCACCGCAGGAGATCTGAAGCAACTTGTTCATGTTCACGGCGGCGTTGACCGACGTGATCTCCTCGCCCCCTGCCTGCATCACCATCTTGTTCTTGAGCAGGTTGTAGTACTTCTCCTGCTGCTTGGTCAGTTCGATCTTGCGCTTGACGTAGGTCATCTCCGGCAAGTCCAGGCACTCGTCCTTGGTGTACCGAATGGCAGGTTGTAGGGCTTGGAAGACGATGTTCGTGGCCGTGTCCTTGGGTACCCACCGATAGTTGGATACCTTGAGCATCACCATGTCCTTGAAGGATGAGAAGTACCGGGGCACACCGTTGGGATTGACCAACTTGGCGATGCCGTACGCATCCAGGGGTGACTGCGCAGCGGGGGTGCCCGTGAGCATCCACAGCCATGTGTCGGGCTTGAGCAGGGAGAGGAGCACCTTCCACCGCTTGGTCATGGCGTTCTTGTAGGCGTTGGCTTCATCGACAACGATCAGGTCGAACCCACCGTTGGCGATCTCGTCCTGCACGATCTCCACCCCGTCATAGTTGATGATGACGTATTCGGAGTCGCCGTTGAGTACGGCCCTGCGCTTGTCGGCACTGCCGTATGCGATGTCCACCGAGCGGTGCAAGGCGAACTTGAACAGGTCTGCACGCCACGCGCTGTCCATGATGGACAGGGGGCAGATCACCAGTACGCGCTTGATGCGGCCTTGCTTGAGCAGGTAGTCAGATGCCCAGATGACGCTGCCCGTCTTGCCCGTGCCTTGCTCGTTGAAGCAAAACGCACGGCGGTGCAGGGTGAGGAATGCAGCGGTGTCCTTCTGGTGGTCGAAGGGCTTGTGCTTCCCGGGCCAGTTGTAGTGCCCCAGGATGGGTGAGGGCACGTTCCTGATCTTGAGGTTCTTGAGAACTTGGGCCTCGTCCAGCCCCCACTTAACCAGTACTTGGTTATTGGGTAGTTCTTTGCTCTTAGGTATGACCGTGGTGACCCGTTGCGGATTGCGCAGGGTCAAGAGCAGTGCCTTGTTGTCGATGATGTCCAACTGATCTCACTCCAATGCGCCGCACCCTGGAAGCGGTCTTCCAGGGTGTTAGACGTTGGCGGTCAAGGGGAACAAGAGAGCCCTCAACCGGTTAGCCGTGCGCCGATCTCTTATCACGCACCGCGAGGGAGTAAGCCCGACCACCAACCAAGGCAATCTATCCCGCCACGCCCCCGGCGTCAAGCGGTCTTCTACTTCTTTTTTGCGTGCCCGTTGCGCGCACGGTTCTTGGACGGTGCCTCTAAGAAGTAACCGTCCTTGTTGCTACCGCCCTTGGCCAGAGCCACCTTGTGGGAGACATCCTTGCCGGTGCGGTCCACGCCCTTCTTGTCCAGTGTGCGCCGTGCACGCTGTCGCTCCATCCGGTCGGGGAGTTCACCCCGCTCCTGCTGTTGAGCGTACTCTTTCTTGTACGGCCTGGGCTTATTGACGTAGGGCATGGTCGCTACTCTTTGACTGGGGTGACCCCACGGGCATAGTCCAACGACTCGGCGTGCAGACGCATCTGGTCTGCCAACTTGTCGAACGCAGCGGCGTGGCGGCGTAGACTGCTCTGGGCGTCCTTGAACTTTTCGTAGTAGGCAAAACTGTGGTTGATGTGATGCCCCTCGACCCTACAAACATCCTGCGCCACTGATGCCACGACCTTCATCGCGCACGGTGCACAGAACAGCAGATCATCTTTACCTTTGCCGTACGTGTGGTAGGTGACACCAACATCGTTGACGTGCATTTGTTTATCGCACACACGGCAGGTTGCGGGGCCGCGATAAAAAGTGTCGGGAGTTAGGCTCATTATCCATTCCTTCCATTGTGAGGGCATGACAATACTACACAGTGTTTACGGCACAGTCCACTGGGCTTGGGGTTCCACACGTTGGTCTTGTATGCCAACTTCATCCGGTCGTGGTCTCGGATCCATTTCTGCCAGAGCACGGGTGCCTGCTCCAGTGAGTAGTTAGCCTTTGGGAAGGCGTTGGCTATCACGAACAGCAGCCCTGCCTTGACACGTTTTACATCAGGGAAGTGCTTGAACACGCACAAGGCCATGAGTTCCAACTGCCCGGTGTCCGCGTACTTCGCACTCTTGCCGGTCTTGTAGTCCACCACCCGGGCCTCACCCGTTTCGGTGTTGATGATCAGCAGGTCGGCGATGCCACGGAACCACACCTGCGGATCCCTGAACCCGCACGGCTCAAGGTTCTCGGTCAGCCCCATCTCAAACTCACAGTACTTGTCACCGGGAATCTTCTTGAGACTGTCGAGGGCACCCTTCACAAACTTGAAGTGCTCGGGCAGCGGCGTGCCATCACGGACGTACTCCTCGGCTGCGGTGTGGAACCGCTTGCCGTACAGCAGGTGCTCGGCGTTGTCATCCTCCTTGAAGTCCCGTGCCACCCGCAGGTGGTAAAACTTCTTCGGGCACTGTTCGAACAACTTGATCGAAGAGAAAGACCATGCGGGGATGTTCATTCCTCAATCCCCTCGCTCACAAGTTTTTCAATGATCCTCTTCTGGCGGTTCCAACGCTCTTCATCACTTAGGAGGTACAGCCCCTCACCAAACTTTGCAACCATTTCGTTTTGGAATTCTTCGGCAATCAGATCCTCAAGATCATCAAACCTTTCCCAAAACTTCTTCCAGTAAATTTCTTTTATCACTTCCTATCTTCCTTCTCCATGACCTTCAGCGCAGCGTGCGCCTCCGCTGCCCACTTGATTGTCATCAGGGCTTGCTCACGGGCCTCGATGTAGTTCTTCTCAAGCACCGCATCGTGCAGTGCCTTCAGTGCCTTCTCAGCCATCATGGCCGGATAGGCGTAGTCAATCACTTCAGCAGTCGCCATAACTTTTTCCCATTCCTGATTCACAGTTGACGGGCAGACCCTCTGCCCACGCGGGTACCCATCGCATGCTTTCTTCAACATACTCCTGGGCACGTTTGGCTTCAGCCTCCGGCACCACACAGGCGATGGCGTCATGCACCGTCATCACCACAGGGTACTTCTTCTGAATACGCAGCATCTGCTCGGCGATGATGCACCGGGCGATAGCCTGACAGACGTTCTCGATGACCTTGCCCCCGTAGATGCGGGTGCGGCCCTTGCGGGTCTGGTAGTGGAACTCCACGCCCTTCTCACCTTCCGAGAACTTCAGGTCGTCGTAGCGCATCAGCAGCCCCGAGGGCAACTTGATCGCGTTGTCGTTGGGCAGAATTTGCAACACCCCCGGGCGGCCCAGTTGTGCGGCGTCACCCCGTGACATGTTGACCAGTACGTTCTGAGCCTGACGCCACAGCCTCACGATGGCATCGTTTGTCCTGCGGTAGATGTCGATGATGCGGCGGCACTCATCCAAGTCCACCTCCACGCCCATGGTCTTGAGTTGAATCTGAAACTTAGCAGCGCCCATGCCGTAGCCTGCACCAAGCACCGTGGTCTTACCGATGAACCGCTCGGGCTTCTCGATCTCTTCCTCGGACTTGCCGTAGATCGCAGCAGCCATCTTCTTGTAGACATCCTTACCCTGAGCAAATGCCTCGACCAGATCATCTTGTCCTGCTAACCACGCAAGCACACGGGCCTCGATCTGTGAGGAGTCGGCGTCGATGATGATGTGACCCTCGGGTGCAAGGATCGCCTTCTTCAACTTGCCTGCGTTGTCTCCACGGCTCGGCAGGTTTTGCAGGTTGATCTTGTCGTCACCTCCCCACCGTCCGGTGTGTGCGGCGTAGTACCGGATCGGGACAGGCAAGGTGCCACGCTTGGCGATGTCGATGAACCGCTGCGTCCTTGTTTCTTCCAGTGTGCTCTTAGTCCCCAGGCGAGCAGCCACCAGGGCTTGCACCCTGTCGTCAGGATGTTCGGCCAGTGCAAGGAAGGCTTCGTCGTTCTTGGCAAACGCCAGGGTTTCTTTACCCGTGGTCGGACTGGTCTTCGTAGGCGGCTCGACACCAAACGTCTTGAGCAACTCAGCAAACTTCTGATTGCTCATCAGGTCTTCCTTCTCCACGCCGCACTCGGACAGCAACTTCTCCTTGCGCATGCGGGTCTCGGCCAAGTGTTGCTCAAGACGCAACAGATCCAACTCCAACTTCGGCTCGATGAACATGCGCAGGGTCGTGTCGATGACACGCAACTCCTGCTTCGGGAACTGTCGCACCATGCGGTTGAACAACTTGTAGGTCAACTCCACGTCGTTGATGCAGTAGTCACCGTACCGTGAAAGTTCTTCGTCAGTGAAGTGCAAGCGGCGCTTGCCCAGGGCGTTCAGAACCTCCGTGCCTTTCTCGCCCAGGTTGTATCGCTCGGCCAGAGCCTTGAGAGACCCACTGACCTCCACGCCATGTACAGCACGGCCCATGCACAGAGTGTCAAGCCACACGCGAGGACGAACACCAAACCGCCAGTTAAGGATAGCGCCGTCGAACATGGTGTTGTGCGCCAAGACCATGGCGTTGTCCCAGTTGAACGAACTCCTAAGCCAAGATCGCATGTCTTCATGAGTGCCACTCGCCCACTGGGTTTCGCCGTTGTCCACCTTCACGCCAACACCGATGACCTCAAACAAGTCACTGCGCACATACTCTTCCGTGGTGATCTTGGATAGTGAGTAGTCGCGGTCGTAGTAGGTCTCAAAGTCAAGGGTGATCAGTTGCACGTGCTCTCTCCGTTTCGGTTTCAATCAACTTGTCGATGTAATGTCGAGCCTTCTTCAGGTCTTCTATTCCGTTCTTGTGTCGCCACCTGCTGAGGTACTTGACAGCATTGCCATCCAAGTAGCCAAGCCCCCAGTCGAGGATGACATCCCAGGTTTCGTATTTGAATTGTTTGTAGTGGTCACCCGCGACTTGCGTATCGTTTGCTCGTGACGGTGTGGGTTGTTGTGCAACCCCAGTCTCAGGTCTTCCGGTGTCCCAAGGGTTGTGAATCTTTGTTTGCACTGTGAGCATTC